GCGACTATTGCCGTTATTGCGATTCAGACCAAATTGAAGAACGCATTGAAGAAATCAAAAGAACTAACAGAAAATATCGTGACTGGGACGACAGCGACGTGCAAGAGTTATTCGAAGACGAAATCGGTCTTTGCTACGAATGTACACGCGAAGAGCACGCGGATATGGAAAGGGACGAATACTGAATAACTATGGAAACAGAACAAACTGCTGTTGAATGGTTTTACAAAAAGTTAAAGAACTATAAGAGTTTAAATTTAACCGATAAACTTATTCAAGATTTATATAAACAAGCCAAAGCAATGGAGAAGGAGCAGATGATTGAGTTTATTAAAAAGGCTCCAATAAAAACAGGACTGCTCCAAGAAGGTGGTACCTATTATAGAATTGACGCAGAGAGTCATTACAAGGAAACTTACGGAAAAAAAATACGAAATGATGTTAATACTACAACTTAAAAAGAGAATCGAGATTCTCGAAGCGCAAATAAAGGAACAAGACCAAAAGATAAACGACATTCTTATTCGCTTATCAGTTCCACAGGCTAACCTTCCAGTCACGACGAAAGAAAAAAAGACTGCGTTCGTCAAACCAACGGTCGTTGAAATATACGAATACGCTTGTGAGAAGTTAAGCAACGACGACGCTCTTAAATTTACCGAGAAATTTCATGCACACTACGAAGCCAACGGTTGGAAGGTTGGACGCAACGCAATGAAAGATTGGAAGGCTGCCGTTCGTAAGTGGGATTTAAGTACATTCGCAACAACAAACCAAAACACAAAAATCAAAAATGGAAAATTCGACTCCGATGCTGCGCAACGCATATACAACGACGCTCACAACTACACAAAGGGTTGATCGTGCGGAAAGAGAAAGCGCATTTGTAGCCGACTACGACCTGCCAACGTTCGTTAAGTTATGTTCGAAGGTGTGCGCGATGTATGGAATAGCACTTCCAGAAGCGCAACTTTTACAAATGCTTCACGAATTTATAGGAAAACACTTTCGTTGGGTTACGTTTGAACACTTCAACCTTGCATTTGAATTAAACGCAGCGAATGAACTGAGTAAAAAGTGTGAGCATTTTGGAGCGTTGAGCGTTTCGTTTATTGGTGACGTGTTGACGCACTACAAACCACATCGCGACAAAGCGAACTTACAAATTCAGCGTGAAATTGCAGACGCGATAGAAGAAAAATCACAACAAATAAAGGAAAACGAAATGGCGGTGAACGACGACAGCTGGAGAAGAATGTTGAAAGAAGATATTGAGAGCTTCAAACAAGGTAAAATGACGACGTTAGAATTGCGCGGGGTATCAATGATGCGTTGGCTCGAAGAAAGTAAGCGTATAACGGCTGAAACCTTTACAGACGACGAATACAACCTTTGTAAAGCAAAGGCACGAAAGACAGTCTTTCAGGAACAGCAACTTTCAAAAGGAATGGTTGAGCGAATGAGCGACCGCAAAAGACAATTGCTAAAAGAATCGATTCAGTTCGAAGGATTCCGTGAGTTGTACAAACTTTATTTGTCAAAGCAATGTCAATAAAAGATATATATAAAGTTAAAAAGATTGATACATTACAAAGTAAAGAATGGTTACTTAAAAAACATTACGCAAAAAGATTGTGCAGTATATCTTATTGTTTTGGATTATTTGATGTAAATAATTTACTAATTGGAATATGTACTTTTGGTAGTCCTCCTTCAAGAGCTTTGTGTATTGGTATTTGTGGAATTGAAAATTCTCATAAAGTAAACGAATTAAATAGACTTTGTGTAAATGAAGGATTAGAAAAAAATGTACTAAGTTTTTTTGTGTCAAAATGTTTAGATTTATTGCCAGATGATTTAATAATTGTAAGTTATGCAGATACATCACAAGGTCATCACGGCTATATATATCAAGCTACAAATTGGATTTATACTGGGTTAAGTGCAAAAAGAACAGAAAGATACGATATTAAAAATCCAAATAAACATAGTAAATCTGTAACTGAAAATAAAAATAATAACTATAAAGACTTAGCAATTAGAGAAAGACCTCAAAAACACAGGTATGTTTTTTTTACTGGAAATAAAAGACAAGTCAAATTGTTAAAACTACAACTAAAATATAAACAGGAAAAATACCCAAAAGGAGAAAATAAAAGATATGATGCCAGTTACAAGCCACTTATTCAAACAGAATTATTTTAAACTTTATTTGTCAAATCAATGAGAAAGTACAATTGGAACGATGAAGGGCATTGTGAGAATCCAGAGGGAATGTATTACAAAGCGGACGGAATTTACGCTTCTTATGCTGTCGCTAAAAATAAGTTTGGTTGGAAACATTCGTGGACTATACACGGATCAAACGTAACCATTTGCACTCCTATTGGTTGGTACGAAGAAAACGTTTGTAGAACTGCAAAAGAAGCAAGTGAACTGGCAAAGTTCGAATTGACACAAGCACTTCAATTAGGAAACTTCAATGGACGTTTTGACGGATTATTAATGGCAATTGGTGAAGTAATTGAACCGAAGAAAGAAATAGTTAGTGAACCTCAATTATCTCTATTTTGAATCCATATAAACCCGAATACCTGCCGCGTCAGATTGAAGCGTTGAACTACCTTGCTACTGATTCACAAGTTGAGCAGTTGTTATACGGTGGCGCGGCAGGGGGTGGGAAGACGAAGTTCGGTTGTATGTGGCAGATTCAACGTCGTTTGAAGTACGCAGGGACACGTTCGCTTATTGGACGAAGCAAATTAGACACGTTAAAAAAGACGACGCTCAACACGTTCTTCGAAACAGCGCAAGACTTTGGTTTGGTTGCGGACAAACACTATACCTACAACGGACAATCGAATATAATTAAGTTCTTTAACGGAAGTGAAATAGTGCTAAAAGACCTGTTCGCTTATCCGTCAAATCCAAATTTCGACCAACTTGGATCGATGGAAATTACCGATTATTTTATAGACGAGGTAGCAGAGGTAACAGAGAAAGCCGTGAACATCGTTCACTCTCGTTGCCGTTATAAGTTGAATGAGTTCGGTCTTATTCCCAAAGGTTTCTTATCGTGCAATCCTGCAAAGGGTTGGTTGTACAATGAGTTCTACATGAAGAACAACCGCAACGAACTACCTTCACACCGCGCTTTCGTTCAAGCGTTACCACAAGACAATCCCTTCCTTCCTGTTGCTTACATTGAATCTTTGCGTCGCCTTCCTGAATACGATCGTAAAAGACTTTTAGAAGGCAATTGGGAGTTCGACGACGATTCAGATAAACTATTTCAAACGGAGAATCTTCTTCGAATGTTCCGCAACGAAGTAATCAATGAAGGCAAGAAGTATATCACAGCCGACATAGCGCGTTTTGGGAAGGATAGAACGATTATAATTGTTTGGGAAGGTCTAACTATCATCGACATTATTGAACTCAATAGAGCAGCGTTGGACGAAGTCGTGAACAAGATTCGTTTAACGTGTCAACAGCACTCGATTTTATTGCAAGACGTAGTGTGCGACGAGGACGGTGTTGGTGGCGGTGTGGTTGACTTCTTAAAGTGTCGCGGATTCGTCAATGGATCTAAACCAAAGCACCCACAATACCAAAACTTAAAGAGCGAATGTTACTACAAATTGGCTCAATATGTAGAGGAGAATCGGCTCACTATCTTATCAAGTACGCGCAAAGAACAAATCATTCGTGAACTTGAAATGATTAAGCGACATCGCGCAGACGTTGACGGAAAGTTGCAAGTCACACCGAAGGACGTAATCAAGAATCGCGAAGGAATTTCTCCCGACGTTGCAGACGCGATAATGATGCGAATGTACTTTGAATTGAATCCTTCTTATGGACAGTATGTTGTCGGTTAGCATAGGTTGACTATATTAGCACAAATAAAATAAACAAATGATAAATAAATTTTTTAAGCGAGCTGAAATTGCAATTGTGATTTTACTTCTTATTGTACTTGGATATTCACTTATTACCAGAACTGCAATAGGAGAAATTATAGATGTTGATTTTTGGATATTATCATATTTAATTTCATTAACCACACCGAGCATTTTTTGCAAATCTGAAAATGAAAAAACTGAACAAGAATGAAACAAACACCACTTTACGAAACGCTCAAAATGACTTACGAGCGCGAACGCGAAATTGTTAATTCACTCGCGACCTACTTCCAACAGGGAAAGATTTTCGGAGATATTCTCCTTGAACTTTCTCAGCGCAAAGACTTAAACGCGAAAGAGAAAATATATCTTGCGCTTATGATTGGTTCAATGATGTCAAAGCCAGATGCAGAAAAGTAATTTACTTACGCAAGTAATAGCCGAATTAGAAGCCCGTGAAGCGAAGGGAATGGAGACGTACGGAACAACACTCGACCGACAAGACTTAACGCGCTCAGAATGGCTACAACACGCGTACGAAGAAGCGTTAGACCTTGCCCTTTATTTGAAGAAACTTAAAATTGAAGAAGATGCCAGAAAGCAAAACTAAAAAAGGAATCTGTGTTTATCTACACAAAGACTTGTGGAATGAGATTGACGAGAAACGAGGAGAAAATAGTCGCAACACTTTTTTAAGCGAAGCAATTGAATTCTCTTTGAAGTTCTACGTTCCTGAATCTAAAGTAAAATTGAAAGAACAAACGTCGACAAAATAGCGACAGACGTTGTAAAGATTAAAGCGTGGTTTCTGCGCTTTTTTTGTTTGTCTAAGTTTTTCTTTTCAGCAGTTAGAGTGTTAATTTCTTCGGTTAAGATGTCTTCCTTCTGTTCATAAGCCTCAACGACTTCTTGTAAGTTGTTTACCTTTTCACCTTCAATGTTCAATTGTTCTTTGAGGTTGTTAATTACAAGTGAATCGGAAGCAATTACGCTATCGCAAGAGTTCACCAAATGGATGACATCCACGCGAGTAATAGTATCTCGAATAACAATAGTAGAACGAGTTCTTTGATAGGTGGTTTTGGCTTTAGATTGAGCGTCTTCATAAGTTCTTAATTGTTTATAAAGTTCTATTTGTTCAGTAAGTAAACGATCGTACTCACCAGCGTTGTAGTTTATAATGCTATCTTGCTTTTGTACGTTTTCTTGTACGTTCTTTTTATCCGTACAACCCCACCAATTCCAACAAATGACCGTCCAAATAATAGACGTTCCCAAAACGAGCAAGACTGCAAATAATATATTCTTTTTCATAATATCTTCCCTTCGTGTATGCGGTAATTATGAACGCTGAACGCTCCGTTGTTTCCTTTCTCAACAATGGCGAAGCCGTGATTGTATTTCGAATAAGGGTTGTAGTCGGGACTTAATTCAGATAAACATCCAACACCCCAACAAGTGATAAATTTTCCGTTAGCGTCGCGCTCATTGTGTTCAGCTGTCTGGTGATGATGTCCACACAAAGAAGAAACTTTTGTCTTCATAAACAACCCACGCGCCACGTTAACCGACGGAAGGAATTGTTTTCCAAATTCGTGACCGTGAAAGATTGAAAGTTTACCGATGTTCAGTTTGCTCTTTCCGTCAATCCATTTCACATCGTGCTTGTCGCAATGGGTAAGCGTTGGAAAATCAAATGCGTCAATGTCGAATAGTTCAGGTGCTTTGATTCGCATGTAACGCCAATATCTTTCTTCGTGATTACCTTCTTTGTAATATATCTGAGCGTTCGGGAACGTGTGTCTTAACGACGCAAGGAATTGACGGATTGAATATAGTTCGTCTTTGAATTTTCTCTTTCGTGGATCTTTGACAAAGTCACTAATCATATGACAATCTAACGCGTCACCATTTAAAATGATTGCGTCACACTCTTGTTTCAATCCTTCTGCAATAGCGCACTCTAACGCTTCGTTGTCTTGATAAGGTAAGTGAATATCTGAAAGAATCAGAAACTTGTTGCCCTTCAGTTCAACGTGTCGACGTTTCTTCGAATAAGATTTAGGAAGTGCGTATGGATTAGAAGGTCTTTGTTTAGTGTCAATCAATTCTTTTTGTGTGTTAGATATTCTGCTTCGCTTTCCAATCTTACCGCGAACAGTTCGAATGTAATTACGCGCGTGTTCTAAAGAATCAAACGCTTCTGGATATTCAGTAAATAACTTTGATGCTAAAGAATGAGAAGGAGCGTCGGGAAATTTACTGCAAATCTCCGCTGTTATTTTCCTCGCTTCTGTCTGTGGTCTTGCCATTTGATTTTTGATTTGTGAACTTTTCGATTACCGTACCACCGAACAAACTACCTGCGAGAATTGCTAACGTGTCGAACATTTCAATCGGACAATTGTAGATGCTGAAGGTGGCAATGTAAGCAAAAGCAATTAAGTTAAGTACAACGAAGATAGAAATAATTCTCTTACTTGAAACCTTCGTTGAACTTGACAATAGTTCCTTCAACCAAGACTTCAACTTGTCCTTCATAAAAACTT